CCCAATTCAATTCAGACTGCAGCTCGGGAGATAACATCTCAAACCGCAGCTCAGCCATGTCGAGCATAGCCTCACGAAACATCGACGCATCTTGATTGCTGAGATCAAAGCCGAAGCAATTCTCATGTGGCAATCGGGCGATCATATCGTGCCAGCCTCGCTCAAACTGTGAAACACCGATCGTAGACCAGGTGTTACGGGATTCATACAAGCGCTGATTCATATCTGCACACATTTCACCAAGGGCTATATTATGGTGGAGTGGGGAAGAGAGGAAGGTGCGTAATTCATTAAAGAAAATCTTCGTAGGAGGCCGTAGTTCATCAGACTTAACTGTAGAACCCCAAAGAACATCCCACGAAAAATTCGCAGCCCGATATGCCTCATAAAACTCCCAGAACTCCTCCGAATCAAGAGCCAACCCTTTGGTGGTCCAAAGAAAAACAAGTGGGAAACCAGGCGTAGTCCAACGCCGGAGTCCCCAAGCGTAGACCTGCGGATTAGTAAGCTTCGCATTCGCCATCGCAACAGAAAAATGTTGGAGAGTCCAAACGAAAGACTTGTTCCACAATGGAATATCAAGGACAGGTTGCGGCCGGTCATATTTCCGAGTAGAATAATAACCAGCATGCAGATTCTTCACAGAAGGAAAATAATCAAGAAGACACTCTTCGATTTCTTGTTGTTGAGGGTGAGGAAGAGTCTCCATAAATTGAAAAAAGAGCGGGTCGCCCCACCACCGATCACCAGTAGGCTCCTTCGCAAAGCGTCGGATCTTACCAACAATGGGCATCGAACAACCCTCCCATAAACTTTTACACTCAGGTGATACCCCAGGTGACACCCTCGCCCTTGCTACTATCGGTAACGGATAGTGAGAAAGAAGCGATTCTTTGGTGCCACCGGGGCAGCCCTATTGGGCTGGTATTTCATGCACAGGCCGACCATCCTTCCAATCCCTGTTAATCAATGATTTCCAGGGTTCCAAAAGGACGGCATGATTGCTCTTGCCCGTCACACCTTCAATGTGCATGGCCAACGCTTTGCCATCATCACTCCATAAAAAAGCGCCACAAACCGTGCGGCAAGTTGGAGCATCATGAGCGCCAGCAGGATTCAAGTGAATATTGCGAGTGACGCCAAGAGCATGATTCAAAGCTCCGGGCACAGAAGAGGGATCGGCGGTAAGCATAGTAGACGGCGTTGGCCGCACCACAGCCTGAGTCGAAGCACCCGCCCCAATCTCCTTCGGTG